ATGAGTAGAGTTAGAAGAATGATTGAGTTGAAGCCAGACATGAATGGCAACACTCGTGAGACATTGGTGAGTGTGGGTCATCGCTGTGAGTTCTGCCAGGGCAACGGCTGGTACTGGGGAGCAGATGATATGGGGCAAGGTATCAAGGTTACCTGCCCGAAGTGTAAAGGCAAGGGTGAACTTGATGCAGTCATCAACATCACCTGGAAACCAACCTGCAAGGATTAGGGCTTATGGAACAACAGGTAACTAATTTCGCACGATTCTATTCCATCTTGAAGCGTGTGCCGAAAATCGGTGACGATGAGTTCTTCAAGAAAGAAATGGTTTACATAGCCACCGGAGGCAGAACAGAAAGTTTGAAGGCCATCACACTCAAGGAGTATGATGCACTCTGTGAGCTTCTGGAGAAGCGTTTCCCTGAAAAGAGAGACATCTATGTGGAGCAGCGCAGAAAGAAACGCAGTTCCTGCCTGAAGCTCTTGCAGAAGATTGGTGTTGACACTACCAGCTGGCCAGACATCAACAACTACTGCAAGAGTCCGAAGATAGCAGGTAAGGCGTTTGCAGAACTTGACATCGAGGAGTTGCAGCAGCTATCCAAGAAATTGAGAATGATTCTTAAAAAGAAAGAAGAATAACTATTAATTTTTATAAGATTATGAATACAGAAGAATTTTTGAACGGCCTCAGTGCCGAGCAGCAGGAGGAACTGCTGAAGAAGTTGGCTGCCAAGAAGCAGCAGAGTGAACTTGACAAGCGCAATGCCTATGAGGGCATCCGTGACAACTTTGCCAAGAGCGTGAAAGACAAGGTGGTGGAACTCTCATTGAGAGTGAAGGATTTCCGTGACTGGCTCGACAAGGAGGGCGAGGGCTTCAAGGAAGTGATGGCCGAGTATGGCAAGCTTCGCAACAAGGACCAGCGTGGCTACACCCTCGTGGTGGGTGACTTCAAGTTTGAGGTGAAGAGCCAGGATGTAAAGGGATTCGACGAGCGTGCCGAACTGGCTGCCCAGAGACTGATGGATTTCCTTGGTGCTTACATCGAGAAGAGCGAGAAGGGCAAGGATGATCCGATGTACCAGCTCTGCATGAACCTGCTTGAGCGCAACCGCAATGGTAAGCTCAACTATACGAGCATCAGCAAGCTCTATCAGCTGGAAGGCAAGTTCAACGATGAGGAATACACCAGCATCATGAACCTGTTCCGTGAGAGCAACGTAGCCAAGGAGACGGTGGTAAGCTATTACTTCAGCATCCGTGGTGAAGATGGCGTTTGGCGCAAGATTGAACCATCTTTCTGCCGCTTGTAGCAGAAGTGTTTAATTATTAAACAGAAAATGAGGCATCCTGAAAAGAATGCCTCTTTTTTTATGCCCATATTTGGAATATTTTTGTTATTTTTGCAGCCATGGCAAAGGGAAGAGACAAAGAACTGGTCAATACCAGGAACATCCGTATTTATGAGCGTTACTATTTCTGGACTGAGGTGAAGAGGCTTCGCTTCGATGACGCTTTGAAGAGATTGAGCACAGAAGAGTTCTTTCTCTCGGAAAGTCGTATCATGCAGATCATACGGGATATGATCCAGGCAGGTGTAACCGTGGATGGAAAGCGAATAGAAAAGCCTCTGTTCACTGGCTTCAAGCTGAAGCCACGTTCTAAAGCTTCTTCACAGAAACCGTCACCTTACGAGGAGGGGCAACTGTTTGGGTGTCTTTGATGATGTCTGTGGCAGAAATGGAATATACCATTTCATAAACCTTGATACCATGGTTGAAAGTATAGAACTTGGAAGTCTCCCTCACCAGCATGCCATCCTCCTTCGGGCGATAGCCCTGCAAGAGGCGGTGAAGTTCCTCCACCATGGCAGCCCTCTGCCTGATAGCCTCCATGGTTCCACTTCCATAGTGGGTATCATCATAGCAGTCGATGATGAGCTGGACGTTCACCTTGACGGTTCCCTTCTGGCTTTTTCCCTCCAGGTTGCTCCATGATGCTTCCTGAAGGTCGATGAGCACAGCCGGATAGGTCAAGGGGTACATGTCGGTCTCGCTCTGGTCGATGTTCTCCAGCTGGCCGTAGTTTTCATCAACGAGGGAAAGACTAGGCATTCCCTCCTTGACATGATCAATGATTTGATAAAGAAATAATTCCATCTTTTATTTTCTCCAATGATTCGTTAATAGTTTTGTTAACTTTCACTTGCAGTTCCCTGGAATCTCCCATGAACTGACGCTGTGGAATGTGCGCCTTCACCGTGATTTTCGTTTTCCGTGTGAGGGCAAGGCACTTCCACAAGCGTGCCTCTTCCGGGAGTTCCTTGGGGAGCGATCCTTTCCCGTTGATGCCAGCAAGCGAGTAAGCCATGTGCCAGGCATAGCGTCTCATCTTGGGTGATACGGTTGGGTGCGTGGTGATGTCTCCACCATCATTGTGGATGGAGGCGTATGGGACTGGATTTTCTATTGTGACTTCACCGACACCGGGGGTGCTCTGGATGGAACTCATCAGATGGTTTCTTCTGGAAGTAAGCGGACCATACTTGGCATCAGGACCACTCTGCTTCTGTCTGAGTGTTCTTTTCCATGGATGCAGACCATCATCAAGCCAGCCACCATCACGGAAATTCTGCTTGAAATGGTTGACTGCAATCACTCCCACTTTGCGAGGGAGGCGGTCATTCACCTCCCTCATTATGTCATCTTTGGCCTTTTCAACCAGTTTTTCTATGTTTTTTGCATCCATAATGAAACTTTTTTCTGTTTTTGTTTGGAGTTTAAGAAAAATGTTATATCTTTGCAGTGGTTGGAGCCGTACTCTCATTTTGAGACATGCGACTCTAACCTCCGAGCGGGGCTTTTGCCCCGTTTTTTCATTTCATATATTTGCTATTGTAGAAATAGCATTTGTTTCCATGTTTCACGATAACAACCCTTTCTTTTGAAGATTGTCTCAAAAATCCCTTAACTGTGGAACTTATTGTTTTTCTTGAAACAAATGTTGGAATCTCCAATACAATATTGTCCGCCTGTTTCTTTGCCGATTTCATTCTGTTTAGAATGTCATTGTGGTGCTTCTTCTTGTCTGTGGACTTAACCACATCCATCATGCTCTTTCCATCAAACAACATTCCGCCAATGAAGAAATCAGGATTCTTTCTGTCAGGCACTCCTTTAGGAAGCAACGAAGAACGCAAATGTGCTTGTTTTGGATTGCCAGGATCAAGTCGTGGAAGCAAATAGACTTTTTTACCTATTTTGTTTGCAATGAATCCTGCAAGCCTCTTGTTCTCCTTTACTTCATTTTCGCCATGATATGGAGAAGTAAAGACTTTACCTTCATGTGAAACTTCGTATGTCTCAATAGCAGGTGGCAAAACATCGGTAGTCTTTTTCAAATCTTTGTGGGCAGCCTTCATAGCATTGTCTATTTTATCACATTCATAGCAATGTTTCTTTTCATTCCTGAAGAAAGTTCCCATCTTGTTTTTGAAGCCTTTGTTGAACGGGCATGAGCCACATCCTTTTGGGAAGTACGGGTGATTGTCGCTGAATGTGTGCCCATCCTTGCCCGGATTGTTCTCCAGACCTCTCTGAGGCTTTGTTGGCTCCATGTCCTTGAGATGGACCACGGGGTCATCGGTGGCTTCAAGCGAACACTTGCAGTTCCAACGGTCACCTGGGTGATGCTCATTCCAGAAAGGATCATCCACTGGAAGGGTCAGCTTCATCTGCCAATAGGCACGGTGGCTACTCTCAGGCTCCTTGGAAGTGGTAGGCATCCATCTGAGGTTTGGAAGGATGTCCTTGTTTCTCTCGAACTCTCTCCAGTCGGCAGCAGCGTGCGCACGGATTACGGCCGTATCATACTCTGTCTTCAACCAGGAACCCACCTGGTGGGAACTGATGGAGCGCACGTCTTCCACCCATTTGGAGAAAGGTTTCAGCTTGCCGTCGGCATCATAGAGCTTTGCGGCCATCTCCTTGCCCATGGTGTGAACCTTGAATGCAGCAAACACCTCGTTGGAGTGTCTGAGTGCCCGGTAGAAGTCTTCCTCATGGGTCGGAGGGGTCTTTGCCTTGGCAAGACCTTCCACGGTACCCTCGTTGATGACACGCAGCACCTCACGCCACATGGCTCCCTCTATTCCGTTTTCCGTATCGAAGCCCCGATAAATGGTTTTCAGGAACTGGGAGAGAATGTCTGCATTGAAGCGGATAGCACCATCCACGTTGTCGAAATGGTGGTGTCCGCACTGGCATTGATGTTCTCCATAATAGAGCGTATCAATCAGAAGTCGGTGTCCGCCCCGATAGCTGGGGCTACTCCGAAAAAACTCTTCAAGCGGTCTTTGAACGCTTTTTGATTGCTGTTCAAAGGCTCTTCCCTGTGGGGGGCTTCCTCTGCTCTCTGAAGGCTCTCACGGATGGCCTGTTTCTGTGCCTCGATGCTTTCCTTCTGCTTGTCGTAGTCTTTCGGCTTCTCGATGCCGAAGGTTTCATAGAGCCAGTCATCATCCATCGGCAAGCCCATTTCCTTCATGCCCTTCACCACGTTGAGCATCTCCTGGGTATCCACTTTATCCTTATGGGCATAGACGAAGTCTCCACCCTCCACATTGAAGCCCAGGCTTGTGAAGATAGGCTTCATGTCGTAGTTCAGAATGTCGAGGAGGAAATTGCGGTCATCCACGTTCATGTCATTCTCTTCCTCCTTGTGTACGGTTCCGAGGGCTTGGGTTCCCGTGTCCTTTGCATCTGTTGTAAGGGTGTTGCCCAGCACACGGATGGAGATCTTGCTGTCCCAATACTCGGCAAAGTTCTGGTAAAGGTCAGAAGAACCTGTCTTGTTTCCAGCCTCGATCAGTTTCATCTCACTCTCGTTCGGGTGGATGTACACGGCATTGCTTCCCTGGTTTCTAGCATCGGCAATAATCTTCTTTCGGGCATCCTCATCCCCGGCATCGTAGGTGTACTCACGGATAGGCATGCCGAAAATGTTGCAGAACTTCGCCCAGTCGCTCATGTCTCCACGCTTGTAGAGGACGGCAGGGAGAATCTCTGCAAAGATGCCAAGTCCACGCTCCGTACCTACAAACAGGGTATTGGAGAAGTTCTCGATGTCAACTCCATCCAGATCGCCCTGGTATTTCAGAATCTTATGGAATACCGGGTCGTAGTGCTTGCGGTTGATGAGATCGTAGCGAATATCGCCCTCATCGTCGAGGTAGAACTGAACGAGGGTGAAGCCGTAGAACTGTGACATAACCAGGTCTTTGCACAGCTGCTTGAACCATGGAGAGCGAAGCTGTCGGTTGATGGTATCATCCGGCTTGCCGTCACGCTGGAACTCAATAGGGATTCGGGTTACGCCACGGAGTCGCTTGTCGAGCACACCGGAGAGGTGAAGGTCGAGCTGTGCCGACTCGTACATGTCGAAGAGCTTGACCCGATAGGAGAAATCAATGCTCTTGGCGTTTCTTACTGAATCCATGTAGTCCTTCATGTTGAACATGAAAAGTTCAGGCATCTGAAGGAACACGTCTGGTGGGCGGTTTCCTGCAATCTTTCTGAAACCACCCTGTACTATCTTGCTGGAACTGCCATTGCCAGGCTTGCGTCCGAGTCTATTCTTTTGCTTTTTCATTTCTTACCTTAATATTATAATAATGTGGGTCTGACATCATCTGCCATGATTTGCCATCTTGAGTTATTTGCCACCTCATCATCGGGAAGCTTTGGAGCACCGTCGATTGTGATGTCTCCGTTCATCACTCCCTTGAGCCACTCGATGGCCCGGTCGTATCGGTCCTGTCGTATCTTAGCCAGCTTGTAGGGATTGTGCTGGCAGAAGATGTGATAGACGGTGATGTCGATGGCGAACATGAGGATGAGGGCGTTTCTTTCCTCTCCTTCGGCTGAGAAGATTTTCTCACAGTCGTAGGTCTTGTTGAGATAGCCCTTCATTTCTGCTATAGCCCTGTCCTCGCAGATTTCAATGATCTGTGGGTCGTAGGTGGCTGACTCCTTGCGGAGCAGGGAGTCGAGGATTTCACGATGTATGGTGGCATCGTAGTCCGATGTGTTGATGAATTTTGCCATAGTTACATTCTGTATGGGTTGTTATCATTGAGTTCTTCGTATGAGATGGTGACAGTCGGCTCCATCTCCACAACCTTGTTTTCAAGGATGGTGATTCCGCCCTCTATGCAGTCGGGACCGTCGGCATTGTATGGAAGGTGCATCTCGAAGAGTTTGAACTGGTTGATGAGTTCCTGCATGTGTGGGTTGTCACGCTCCTCCTCGTTGAATATCCACCCGCAGTTTCTGTCAATCGGCTCCAGGTTCGCCTCTATTCGGGTCGCCTTGTCCGTCTTCTTGCGCTCATCGCCCTTGATGTACAGCTGTTTGTTCCGATGGTTGCATTCCTCACGCAGCAGGGGCTTGAACACCTGGTTGAAGAAAGGGTCTTGTAGCGTGTTGTTCTCCATGTAGTAGTACACGTTGGTCTTCCCTCCCACATACTCCATGATGTCGAAATACCAGCCTATGAAGGTGGCGTTGAGTTCCCTGGCAAGGAATCCCTTGATGATGTAATACACACCCTTATGCTTGCCGATGAGCCACAGGGCCTTGGTGGAGCTTGCCTTTTTCCTGGAGTCGGAATAGGCAGGGTCGCCATAGGCAATGAGAAACTTGAACTTTTTGAGCGGTGGAACCTTGCCAAAAGGCAGGTACTTGAAGATGGTCCCCTCGCTCACAGGATTGTTGAAGTACTCGGCTTGTGCGCTCTTGGTGGATATGTTTGAGAGTACGGTGTCTATTTGTTCCTCCGTGTTCTTGGCCGGCCATGTGGAGTGCCCATCCTTGTCACGTATATTCACGATGTCCCAGTGCTTTGCCTTGGCTCCAGCCCTCTTGATGCAACAGTCCTTGGCTATGATGTTTCCACACCACAGGATCAAGGTAGGCTCAGAGATGGAGCGTGTAGGATAAAGCGAGGCCTCGAACCAGTCCCATTTCTTCTTTAGCGTCTCTGGGTTTCTGCAATCCTCATCCGTGTCGTAGTCATCCATGTAGATGACATCGGGGCGAACTTCCTCGTTTCGGGCACCACGAGGGGCAGAACCAGCACCCAACGCCACGAACTTTGCCCCACACTTGGCGGTGAACTCCCCGTCCGTCCATTGTCCGAGGGTTGTCTGTGAGCCATAGAACTGACGGATTCGTGGGTTCGACTCGAAGTTGATCTTGTAAGGCGCAAGCAGACGCTTGGCAGAGTCGATGGTGGCGGATGCCAACACAAAGAACCTCTTGCGCTTGGTCAGCGCAAGGTACATGCAGATGAACATCGCCACGGTCGATTTGGCAAGCTCACGGCTCCACGAAAGCACCTCGTACCATTCATCGTGCTCGATGACACGCTTGATGGCACGCACATGGAAGGGCGCAAACTCATACTTGGCATACTTGGGAAAGAAGTACTTGATCCATTTGATTGGGTCTTCCTCCAGTTTCTTTCTCTTCTTGTCGATTTCACTCTGTGAGAGCCAGTCTTCCACAGGTACATCGGCAGCCAGTGCCTTGTGGTGTTCTGCCCACCTTTGCAGGGCATTTCTTTCTTCTTGTGTCATTTCAACTGATCTTTAATGAATAAATCCCAAAGTTCATTGTACTCCTTCGCCTTCTCGATGTCGATGCCACGGAGCCAGTTGGTGAACTTGATGCCCACGTTGACGATGTCGGTGATACCAGCATCGTTCTGCAACTTCTTGATGGCTGACGTAATCTTGACCACGGTGTCCGCCTCCTTTGGGGTGAAGGAACGCTCACCCTCCTTTCGTGCGTTTGCCTGGTTCTGAATCTCGCTTACCTGCCGGATCATTCCTGCAAGGATGTTTTCCGTGGAAATGGTGAACGAGGCACGCAGTTCCTCCCATTTGCCTTCCCTTGCCCATCGGGAAACCGTCTGTCTGGTGGTTCCCACCTTGGCAGCAATCTCTTCCTGGGTGCATCCGCCCTTGAGGTAGAGATCCTTGGCAATATCCTTCTTGTTAATGTTACTTTTTACCATATAAATAGAGTTTTGTACTGCAAAGGTCTGAATAAAATGGCAGAAAAAGAAATCGTCTTTCTAGGGTGATGCTCATGAACACTACGTTGATGCCCACGGAGTTCACGCTAGAACCGACATTTGCATAAGTCGAAAAAAGTCCCGATATTTGCAGAAAAATTCGAGCATGAAAAAGAAATTTAGCAATATAATAAAAGGTGATGGCAAGACCATCATCATGCTCTATGGAGAAGTCGGAGAAGGATGTTCCGTAGATAGCAGCCGTGTGGTTAGCGAGCTTTTCGCAAATGAGAACCAGGACTGCAAGATCGAGGTGCGCATAAACAGCCAGGGTGGAGATGTTTTCAGCGGCATGGCCATCTACAACGCCCTCCGACAATCCAAGGGCGACATCACCATATATATTGATGGAGTGGCAGCGAGCATCGCTGCAATCATTGCCTTATGTGGAAAGCCTCTCCTTATGAGTCCCTATGCCAAACTTATGCTTCATAACGTGAGCGGTGGCACATACGGCAATGCCTCCGAACTCCGTCAGACAGCGGAGCAGATGGAAAAATTGCAGACCAACCTCGCCACCATGGTTGCCAAACGCCTCGGCATGACGGCAGAGGAGGTTGAGAAGAAATACTTCGATGGGCAGGATCACTGGATTTCCGCAAGCGAGGCTCTTGAGATGAAACTTGTGGATGGCATCTATGAGATGGATGAGGTGGCGGACCCACCGACTACTACTGAAGGTATTTATAACTATTTTAATAACCGGCTTGACTTCAAGCCACAAAACAAAGGAGAAATGGCATTATTAGATGACATCAAGAAGATTCCGACTTTTGAAGACAAGGCGGATTCAAGTGCGATCTTGGCACACATCGTAAATTTGACAAACAAGGCAACCAGGGCTGATGCCCTGTCGAAGACCGTTGAGACCTACAAGGCGGAACTTGACAAGCTGCACAAGGAAAAGGATGAAACCCTCATCAGCAACGCTGTCAAGGCTGGCAAGATTGCCCAGGAGCAGGTGGAAACCTTCAAGAACCTCTTGAAGAACGACCGTGAGAACGCCATCAAGCTCATCGACGGCATGAAGGGCCGGGTACAGAACCGTGCGGTTGACTTCATCCATCCTGACCAGCATGGTGCTGGAAGCTTCGCAAACAAGAGCTGGGACGAGATTGACAAGGAGAACAACCTTGGCACTTTGAAGCAGCAGGACTTCACACTCTTCAAGGACCTCTACAAGCAGAAGTTCGGTGTGGACTACATTGAGTAATAACTTTTAATATTTTAAAGAAATGGCATTAAACAGACAAATTTGGATCAATACCATCGTCGAGAATTTCTTCCCTGATGATTCCTTCATGGCGAAAAGTATTGATGACTCCGACTTCGTGAACGTCAAGACCGTTCACATCCCTAACGCAGGCAAACCTTCGAGTGTCGTTATCAACCGATCTGAGAAGCCAGCGACCATCAAGGAACGAACTGACCAGGAACTCACCTACGACATCGACGAGCTGACAACAGACCCTATTCACCTCTCCGACGTGGACAGCGTGGAGCTTTCATACAACAAGCGCAACAGCATCCTTGCCAACGACCGCAAGCAGTTGCAGAAGACGGCTGCCCAGAACCTGCTCTACAAGTGGGCTGGAAGTTTGAAGAATAAGATTTTTACTACAGGTGATGCCCGTGAGGCGCATACTTCAGGTACAGCCACAGGCAACCGCAAGAAGTTTACCAAGGCTGCCGTGATGAAGGCCATGATTCAGTTCAACAAGGACGATGTTCCGGCAGAGAACCGCTTCCTGCTCGTTGACTCCGTCATGTATGCTGACCTGCTCGACGACCTGACCGACAAGGAACTTTCAGCATTTCTCTCCTGTGCCGATGCCTCAAGAGGCGTTCTCGGCAAGCTTTATGGCTTTGAGATCATGCAGCGTTCACAGGTGCTCCGTACAACCGCTAATGGTGGAGCCTTGCTGAAATGGGAGGAAGAAGCAGTAGCAACCGAGCTTGCGGCAGGTCTTGCCTGGCAGCAGGACTGTGTGAGCCGTGCCCTCGGTGAGGTGAAGATGTTCGATGATACAGGCAGCCCAACCTACTATGGTGATATCTATTCATTCCTCGTTCGCGCTGGTGGCTCTCCACGTCGCTATGATGGCAAGGGCATCGCAGTCATCATCGAGAGCAACGCAGCCTAACCGTTAACTCATTAATACAGACTCTATGATTTTACCAAGAGTAAAAATTCAGTTTCTCAATGGCCAGCTGGGAACCGTCGGTGAAAGTGCCGACGGCCTCATGGCCCTCATTTGCGGTGCAGCGGCCGTGGCAAGCACGATGGTGCTCAATACAGCCTATACCATCACGAGCATGGATGACCTCGCAGCTCTTGGCGTCACCTCGGAAAACAACGCAGCCCTCTACAAGCAGGTATCTGAGTTCTATGACGAGGCAGATGCTGGCACAAAGCTCATCCTCTACCCGGTGGCCCCAACAACAACCGTGACAGCCCTCTGTGACTATACACAGACGAATGCAGGATACGCACGTGACCTGATCGCCAAGCAGAACGGCAACCTCAGAGGTATCGGCATCGCCAACCTCAACACTGGTGCTACGGAGGAAAGTGCAGAAGGACTTGACCCCGATGTGTTCACAGCCTTACCAAAGGCACAGCAGCTGGCGGAATGGGCAACCACCGACCTCTATGCTCCTCTGTTCTTCATCCTGGAGGGAAGAAACTATGATTCTTCCAAGGAACTGAAGGACATGACCCAGGAGAAATACGACCGTGTAGGCATCACCATCGGTGACACCGTGGCTTCATCCAAGGGCGCAAGTATCGGAACCTTGCTTGGCCGTGTGGCAAGCATCCCTGTGCAGCGCAATATTGGACGGGTGAAGGATGGCTCTCTCGCACCATTGAAGATGTTCGTGGGTGCAAGCAAGGTTGACGAGTCAGAGAGTGCCATCAGGGGCATCTTCGAGAAGGGCTACATCGTTCCCCGTAAATACGTAGGCAGAACAGGCTACTTCTATGCAGACGATAACCTGGCATGTGACCCTACTGGTGATTATTCGCACATTGCCACACGCAGGGTGATTGACAAGGCTTACCGCATTGCCTACAACCTGCTGCTTGACATGCTCCTCGATGAGCTTGAAGTCAACGAGGACGGAACCTTGCAGGTAGGCATCGTCAAGAGCTGGCAGCAGACCGTGGAGAACGGCATCAACAAGCAGATGACCGCCAATGGTGAATTGTGTGCATCCTCCGATGGCGAGGGATGCAAGTGTTACATCGACGAGACACAGAATGTGCTCAGTACATCCAAGGTTCTCGTAACTCTGAAGGTACGCCCATACGGTTATGCCCGATATGTGGACGTAAATCTGGGCTTTTTGGTAGAAACTAGCAACAGTTAAAGATTATGTTTAATTCAAGAGAATATGAATGGGCAGACATCTCCGTGGTTCTGGCTGGCCGCCCTGTCACAGGCTTCCGTGCCGTAGAGTACAATCCCAAGCAGGAGAAAGAAGCCGTATATGCCAAGGGCAACAAGCCGCACGGCATCCAGCGAGGCAACAAGTCGTATGAGGGTTCCATCACCTTGCTCCAAAGCGAGTACGAGTCGTTGAAACAGGCTTGTGGTGGAGACATCCTTGACGCATCGTTCGACATCGTGGTAGCTTACGGCAATGCCTCCAAGGGTGATGCCATCGTGACGGACATCCTCGTGGGTGCGGAATTTACTGAAGACAAGACCGCATGGAAGCAGGGAGACAAATTCCAGGAGAAGGTGCTTCCTTTTATCTTCCTCGACAAGAAGGGCGCATAGCGTTTGAACACCATTCAAATAACATTCAAAAACGATTTGAAAATGAAAGTAGATAAACAGAAAGTGGAAGACTGGAAGAAGCTGCATGGCGAAATCTTCCAGATTGAGACAGGCGGAAAGTCGTGCATCATCCGTAAGCCGACACGCAAGGATCTCAGTTACGTGAGCGTGGTGAAAGACCCGATCAAGATGCAGGAAACCCTGCTCAAGCAGCTGTGGCTCGATGGTGATGAGGAAATCCTTACCGATGATGACCTCTTCTTTGCCGCATGCTCCCAGCTTGAGGAGGTTCTGAAGGTGAAGGAGGCTGAGATAAAAAAACTCTAGAGGATGCAGGTATAGAGGATGTAGATGCAAGCAGCATCTTGTACATAGATACCTTGCTGAGATATAATCTATGTCTGGATCCCGACACGCTTCCCGATGAACAGTGGGCGTGGACTATCAGATATTTGAAGGATATAAAAATAGCAGAGAACAAGACAGATGGCTAAAAGTATATTACAGTTTCTAATCAAGCTACAGGCAAGTGAGGGCAACGTGATGAGTGTTGCAAGGCGCACGTCTGAGCAGCTTGACAGCATATCCCGAAAGGCTACATCCGTAAGGACACGCCTTCAGGAAGCCTTCTCGTTCTCCAACTTCAAGAACTCCCTGATGTCTCTGCCCGGTATGGACTTCCTGATGAATCCCTATACCATCATCGGTGCTGGCATCGGTGCAATCACGGCATTGGGGGCACAGGCAGAGAAGACAAGTGTTGCCTTCCGTGTACTGGTGGGTGATGAGCGCAAGGCAGGGGAACTGCTACAACAGATCAACGGATTCGCAGCAGTCACCCCATTCTCCAATCTCAACCTGGAGGGTGCAGCACAGATGCTTCTGAACTTTGGCGTAGCTGGTGATGATGTCATGCAGCGGCTCCAGCAGCTGGGAGACATTTCCATGGGCGACTCAGAGAAGCTCAACTCCCTGGCACTTGTGTTCGGACAGGTCAGTGCTGCCGGAAAGATGTCGGGTCAGGACCTGTTGCAGTTCATCAATGCAGGATTCAACCCATTGAAGGAACTCCAGAACATGACGGGCAAGTCCTACCAGGAACTGCAAGACATGATGAGCAAGGGAAAGATTGGCGTGGATGCCGTATCTGCTGCCTTGCAGCATGCAACAGGTGTTGGAGGTATGTTCCATGGCATGATGGAGGAACAGAGCAAGACCGTTGCAGGAAAATGGAGCACGGCTATCGGCTTGGTTCAGCAGCGGGCCGTGGATGTGTATGACAAGATACAGCCGTTCATCCTGCAAGCCATCGACCTGTTTCAAGATGTTTCGGGAAGTGTCCTTGATGTCGTTGACTCCATCGCTTTGTGGGCAACCGACTTGCAGCCAGTATGGGATGGTCTCGCTCTCATCTCCAATATTGCAGGAAGACTGTTCGGATGGCTTGCGGATGCCGTATCTTCAACCATCGGATTCTTCTTCAGATGGAGAGCCGAAATAGGATATGTGGCATCTGTCATTGGCGTTGCCACCATTGCCTTCAGCCTTCACAACATAGCCATGGCTGCCTACGGTACAATCATCACGGTGGTGAGTGGAGCCACCAGGGTGTGGGCAGGTGTACAATGGTTGCTGAATGCTGCCATGAATGCCAATCCTATAGGACTGATCATTACCGGCATCGCTGCCCTCACAGCTGGCATCATGTACTGCTGGAACAGATTTGCCGGGTTCCGTGCCTTCATCCTCACCATGTGGGACACCATGAAGGGCTTTGGCTCCATCATCAAGAACTACGTGACGGATAGAATCAAGGATTTGCTCAGTGGTGTTGGAGAACTGGGCAAGGCTCTGGGAGAACTCTTCAACGGAAACTTCGAGGCGGCCTGGAATCATGCAGTTTCGGGAGCCAAGAAAATCAGTGGAGTCAATGCTGCCGCCAATGCCGTGGGTAATACGAAGACTCTCGCAAATGGAATCAGGAACAACTATCAGCGGCATTCAAGAGAAGAAGGCAGAAAAGGCTCGACCCTATATCCTCATAAAACAGCCCAAGCAACACACCGTAGCATTGCCAAACCGGGGCTGAAGGGAAGCACGCAAGACGTGATGTTCGGCTCTGTTGGTGGCGGCAAGGCTGGTAGTGGCAGTAAAGGCGGACGTGGTGGCAAGTCCACAGCCGAAGCTCTGGCCACAGGCGGTTCCCGAAGTTCTAACATTCACATCACCATAGGAAAGTTTTTCGACAACATTCAAGTGACAATGAACGACAAGACGGACACAGCGGAGCTGGAGCGTGTCGTGCTCCAGTGCATGAACCGGGCCTTGTCAATAGCAACAAGTACAGACCGATGAGCATAACGAACAGATTCATATTACAGAACTTGGCCTTGCGAGCCATGGGACTCACCAAGATTCCACCATACTGGCTGTTCCGTGAGAACAACTTCCATGGTGTGAACCTTGGCTACCTGTCAGCGGCAAAGACCATTCCGGAGAGTTCCGGATTCGATGTTGACAAGATGACCGATGAGGAACTTGCCGACGTGGTACGTACCAATGCAAGGGGAATCCCCATGGTGCTGCCTCTCCGCTTTCAGCTGGAGGAGTCTGGTGCGAAGGAATGGCTTTTCCCTACGGAACCGATGATCAGTCTGAATGGTCAGAACATTATCACCAGGCGACATGTGTCGAAGGGAACCATCAAGGGAAGCATCAAGGAGAGGTGGACGCAGGATGACTACAGCGTGAGGATTGAGGGAATCCTCTTTGGTGAGGATGGTAAATATCCTGAAGCAGATGTGGCAAAGCTTAGAAACTTCTGTGAAGCTGGTCATGTGAAGGTGCTCAATCCTTTGCTCGAAATCTTCGGAATCAGCCAGCTTGCCATCGAGAGTTGGGACATCCCGTTCACATCGGGAACGGCAAATCAGAACTATACCATCCAGGCATACAGTGACGACATCTACAAGTTGCTTCTGAGCCGTGATGACTTAAACGCATGATGATATGTACACAATGGCTTTTGACATAAGAATCGGCAAATACAAGCTTTGCATGATTGACAAGGTGGAAATCTATCGGAGCGTGGAACTCCTGGCAGACACGGCAGTCATCACACTCCCTGCATCCGAATACAACAAGGCTCTCCAGATAGAGGATAAACTTCACCGTGGTGACAAGGTGATCATTACCCTAGGCTACAAGGAGCCGGGACTTGAAACGGAATTCGAGGGATGGCTTCAGCGCATATCGACCGATAGAGGAAATGTCAAACTGCATTGCGAAGATGACCTCTTTCTGTTCCGAAAGGACATCGGAAACGAGGTTCTGATGAAGGTTTCCCTCAAGGATCTTCTCTCAAAGGTGGTAACCGGATGTGGATTGTCATTCAAGGTGGAGTGCTCCTACTCCTGGACATACAACAAGTTTGTCATCAACAATGCCACTGGCTTTGATGTGTTGAAGAAGGTGCAGGAGGAATGTGGGGCGGACATCTATCTACAGGACGAGACCCTGCACATTCATCCTCCAGGCGAGAAGATGGGAGTGGAATGCTTCTATGACTTTGCCCTGAACGTGGAGGAAGACAACCTCACCTACCATCGGGCAGAAGAGAAGAAGATACAGGTCATCGTGAAGGCTCTGATGCCAGACGGAACCGTCAAGGAGATTGAGACAGGCTCAACTGGAGGAGACAGGATTGAAATCAAGTGTGCTACCAACGACGAGGCATCCATGAAGGCTCGTGGTGAACTGGAGGTGAAGCGCAGAAGCTTTGATGGCTATGAGGGAAGCATCACGGGGTGGCTCATCCCGGTATGCAGACCGTCAGACAGCGTGACTCTCCATGATGCGGACTATCCCTACAAGGATGGAACCTACTTCGTGACGGCCGTGACAACGGAGTTCTCAAAAGAAGGTGGCAAGAGAAAAGTTAATTTGGGATTCAGACTCAGTTAGGATATGGATGATTACAGACAGTTGCAGGAACATTTGAGAAATATGGCAGGTGGAAGAAAAACCATCTCCATCTATCAGGGAATCGTGAAGTCGGTTGACGGCAACCTCTGTGAGGTGACCGTGGGAAACATCAACATCCCTGGAGTAAGACTCAAAGCATCAGAACTTGCCGACGACGGACTGATGCTCATCACCCCAAAGGTGGGGAGTGCCGTGACCATTGGCAGCCTGTCGGGAGACCTCACGGAACTTGTCGTTCTACAGGTGGACCACATCGAAACTATCGTCATCAATGGCGGCAAGCTTGGAGGACTCATCAACATTGGCCAGCTGACCGATAAAATCAATGAGCTTGTAGAATCCTTCAACAGCCACACCCATCAGGTGACCGTGAGCCATCCCGGTGGGACCTTCACTACAGTTAAACCAATGGAATCCGCAAAGACGTTCGACAAGGGCGACTATGAGGATGTTAAAATAAAGCATTGACATGGAAGGAATACAACTTGAATACAATAAGGATTCTCCTATATTGGAGCCAATCGTGAAGCATGGAAGCCTGTTCGTGGGTGATGTGCTCAGGCAGAACCAGGCACTGGTGCTTTCCCTCCATAAGGGTGAGCTGAAGGAGAATCCATCCGTGGGAGTCGGTATCAGCGACATGCTGCTTGACAATGATCCCATCTACTGGAGAACCCTGATCAAGGAACAGCTGGAGATGGACGGGCAGACCGTTGACAAGGTGACAATCACCATGACAGGCATTAAGATTGAAGCAAAATATTAAAATGAACATAACAATGATCTTAGAACATTTCTTGAATAAATTGATGGTGGTGTTTTCTACCGTATGGGGATGGTGTTTGTGCCTTTTCCTGATAATCGCCAATTTCTTTGCAGGATATGAGATTATGGTGGGGTTCACCGTCGGGGCTGTCGTGATGGATGCCTTCTGGGGCATTCTCTCCAGCTTGAAGCAGAAACGCTTCACCAGAAGTGAACTTGCCAGGGACTCATTCAGCAAACTGGCAGTATATGGGTCCGTGATTCTGATCTTTATCTTTATCGACAAACTCATCGGTGTGAGCAACGGACTCACCACAAGCGTAATCTGCATCTGCATCATCCTCGTGGAGCTTTTCAGTGCAGCAGCAAGCATGCTGATCTGTTTCCCGAACATGCCGTTCCTTAAATTGTTGAAGAAGGCTCTTGTGGGTGAGATCGCAAGTAAAATGAATATTAAAACGGAGGACGTAGAAAAAGCCCTCGAAGCATTAAATAAAAAATGAGAGAAATCAAGTACATCGCAATTCATTGCACGGCAAGTAAACAATCCATGACCGTGAAGGAGCTGGAACTTCATTTCAAACGGATAGGTTGGAAAAAGCCCGGCTATCATTATGTAATTCTTCCCGATGGAACCATCCATCAGATGCTCAGTGTCGAGAAGGTAAGCAATGGCGTGAAGGGCTGGAACTCAAAGCTCATCAACATCGCCTACATCGGTGGTATCGACGAGAAGGGAAAGCCTGTTGACAACCGAACAGAGGCACAGAAGAAATCTCTGGTGAGTCTGCTGAAGCTCTTGCGCAAGTCATATCCTGATGCCATCATCCAGGGACACCGTGATTTCAGTCCGGACTTGAATCATGACGGCAAGATTACTTCCAACGAATGGATCAAGGTTTGCCCTTGCTTCTATGCCAAGGAAGAGTATAAGGACATCTAAATTATAACGATATGAAGCATTTCATTTATTTACTCCTGGCAGTGATCATGTTTGCTGCCTGTGGTTCCAGCAAGCGGATGGATTCATCCCAGAAGCTGGTGATGAAGGACTCCGTGAATATCCGTGACTCCATTGTCTTCAAGGATTCCGTAATGATCCGGTATGAGTACAACCTGATTGATTCGGTTAAGGTAAGGGATTCCCTGGTGCTGGTTCTTGACAGCCAGGGCAACATTCTGAGCAAGGAGCGGTATCGGGACACGGAACGCAACCAGAAATCAAATAAGAATGAATCCACAAACCAGAAACAGTATGAATCCAAGAAGTCGGAGGCTGACAGACGGCATGACATGGATAAAAACATTCAGAAAGAGGTAGTAGAGCCTCCGTCCCATAAATGGGGAGTATATGTTTTAACCGGGTTGTTCATCTGTTTTATCCTGTTTATCACCTGGTATTTTCGTGTGGGATATAAAAAATAAATAGATATGAAGACAAAGGTTAAGGACGGACAGACGATGGCAGACATCGCCATCCAGGAGTTTGGATCATGGGAGGCTATGGTGGCTATCGCCCAGAAAAACGGAATCAGTATAACTGAGATTCCGGAACCGGGGACAGAACTCACTCTGCCTGAAGGAACATGGAATCGGGTTATGCAGAACTTCTGCAAGAACAATGACGTATCTCCTGCTACTGCCAGGGACAACGGCAATGTCCGTCTGAGAATCTTTGGCGAGGAATTTACTCAAAAGTTTAAGTAACATGGCAAGAACTGTAGCAGAAATCAAAAAGACTATGACGGATGCTTTCATGGCTGATGCCACCATCCGTGAGAAATATGGGCTGAAGGAAGGCAGTACATGGAACGGCAGCTTCTCATCTGTGAGTTTGGAGAACATTATCTTCTTCATCGTAGCAGCTTGCTGCCATGTGCTTGAAACCATCTTCGAGCTATATATAAAAGATGTGGATGAAAAGATCTCCATGGCCGTGGTAGCCTCCGTGCCCTGGTACTACAAGATGGCAAAGGCTTTCCAATATGGTGACCAGCTCGTATTGAACGAGACCACCCAGCAGTATGGGTACGCTATCATCGACGAAAGCAAGCAGGTTGTGAAGTATGCTGCCGTGAGAGACCGTGGCACAAGTGTTCAGATTCTCGTGAGCGGTGACAAGAACGGAATGCCTGTAGCCCTTTCAAACGATGTTTTAACGGTGTTCAAACAGTATATGAACAGAGTTAAGGTGGCAGGGGTTATTCTGGGAATCACTAGCAAAAGAGGTGATTATCTAAGCATCGAAGCCAATATCAGTGTTGACCCTCTTGTGATAGACGAAGAAGGGTACAGACTTTCAGATGGAACCAAGCCTGTAGAATCAGCCATTGAGGAGCATCTGAAGAATATTAAGTATGGAGGCACATTCAATAAGACCAAACTGGTGAATGCCATCCTTGCTGTCGATGGTGTTGAAGATGTAGAACTTGGTACATGCTCGTATCAAATAGAAGGTAGCGTGGAATGGCATAATGTGTCAGGCAACAATTACATCGGAGAGAGTGGCAGCTATATTCCTTATTTTCTTTCAGATTCATTGACTTATGTGGTATAAAATTGATTTGGTGAAATTGGTGGCTATTTTGACACCTCCTATTTTGAGAAGCAAGTTCCTGCTTGCATTCTTGTGTGTATTGATTTTGCCTTTGCGCTATATCTATGAACTTTTCACAAGTCACAGAGAGAAAACGGATGACAGATTGAACATTACTTCTAATGTGGCAAAATTGGAAAAGGCATTGAATCAGATATTCTACTTGACGGAAGGACAAATTTACATAACTACTCCTGATGATGCCAACAGGAATAAGTATCTGCATTTCGGCAGGGAATCACAGCCTCCGTTCTCCATGTATTTGGCATCTGAAAATGGGAAGGCATATCTGGTACATGAATACGAAGTATCGGCTCCTATAAACTTCATTGTTATGGTTCCAACTTTCTTATGTACCTCATTGGAAAGCAAAGATGCTGATAAATATGGATGGAAACATCTCAATTCCATCCGTAACTTATTGAATATTTATAAACCAGCTGGAAGAACTTTCAGCATAAATTTGTACGATTATGAATAGACTCATTTTTAGTGAAGGCGGCCAGCCTGTTTTTCTTGAAGATCTGAAGATGCTTCAGGACAATATGGTTGATTTGGTTATGTCTTTATTTCCAATAACAGATGGAGAAACACAAGGTTATGGTTGTGATGATGACAAAATTAAGGATGTAAGGAATCTTCCCATATATTCGACACCGAGACATCTTAATGGCAATGCTGACACAAACACGGAAACCGTGCAAGCACATAAGCTCATTACCAAAAATGGAGTTTATGATGTTCCTCAAACAACAATGGGAGAAGATACAGACACAGGAAGTTGCTATATCATTGATTGTTATTATGTCTTACACGAAGAAATCCTTGAAAAAAGGGAATTTGAAGATGGCGTGACTCGTCCCGTAGTGAAAAGCTATACGGCAGAGATTGTTGGACACAAGCCAACATCTGGAACCTATTATGCTGTGAAGGATGTTCCTGCCTTGGATTCCTTGCAGGTCGTTCTTGCTTCAAGATATAATGACTATTTAAAGGTTAAGTAGCATGAAGACGATTTATGAACTACAGCAGGAAGCCATCCGCCTTCGTCAGGTGAAAGAGGTGGATAGCATTAGTCCTGAAGAAACGTTCGGTCTTCATGCAGATACCTTGGCGTATCTTGCAGACATAGAGCAGAATGCAGAAGGACTTGGAATCCACAAGGTCTATAAGAGCTTTGCTGCCATGAATGCAGACAGCTCTGCTCCTGTAGGTACAAATGGCAAGCCTCTTCGTTTTGGTCAGCTGGTTGCCGTCTATGATAAGGACAATCAGTCTCAGGCAGAAAACGGCAACATCTATGCCTTCCAGAAAGGAGCAGAGGCAGGATGGCTTCTGATGGGTAACCTCAACAGTATAGGAGAGGTTAATGATAAACTCAGCGACTTAGAAGACAGACTTGTCGTCCTCGGAGAGAATGAATACAATTCAATCAACAAGGACGAAAGCAAGATTTATTTTGTCTACGAGGAGGAATAGGGATGATTAGGGCATTTGGGCATGACATCGCTATAATACTAGCCAAGGGCAGGATTATTGCAGCAGTATATCAAGGTACGAAACTAGTTTGGCAGGCGGTTCGCTCTTGCTTCGGGAGTGGTCGTTGGATAGATTCGAAGCCGTGGATAGATAACGAAGGGTGGAAAAACAAATAAAATTATAAACAATGGGAAAAGTTTTTGACAATCCAATAACTCTAGACACTGACTGGGGAGGTGATGCTAGTACAGGAAACCTTCCAGTGTCAGGAAGACGAGTTCAGGAACTCATCAAGAAGACCTTCACCAAGAAGGGTGGATGCGTACAAATTAAAGATAAGAAGTTTTTGCAAATATTCGCAGATGAAGCATCCATGAAAAAGTATAATTCCGACACGGAAAAGTACGAAGATTTAGTTGTATCGCAAGTTCAGCTTCCGAACACCGGAGCTACACAAGCGACAATGAGAAATACGATATTAGTCACACCTAGCGAGTATACGACCGCTGGGAGTGCAGAGACTTTTAAGTTTAAGTACTTGTCTTATTACGAGAATGAAGGTGACCTTTCTCAGGTTAGCGGTTCTTGCACTGTCTATGTTGCAGGTACGCAGCGTGAGCGAATAACCTTGCGCTCTGGTAATACATACACTATAGACGTAACTAAGTACATCGGGGAGGACGTAACCGAGATTAGATTTACTATAGACAATGCAGAGGGAAGTTCTAGAAGCTATGTTTACGAAGTGACGATGGTCAACCTTATGGTATCTTCCAGCTTCGACAGCGTTACTGCATACGAAGGTGTTATACCTTTCGTTTACACTCCTATCGGCAACATCAAGAAGACTGTCCACATTATTTTGGACGGCAAGGAGATACACCAAGAAGAAACTGAGGTCAACAACCGTCAGCAGACTTTTGATATTCCAGCGCAAGCGCACGGAGCGCATAGCCTGGAAGTTTATCTGTCCGCATCCGTGCAGGGTTCGGAACTGGAGAGTAACCATCTTAACTTTGCACTCGTCTGTATTGAACAAGGAAACGAAACTCCAATCATCGCTAGCACCATGGAACGTATACACATGAAGCAGTACGAGACAGTTTCTATTCCTTTTGTGGTCTATGACCCACTGAACAACCCAGCAGACATTGCTTTGAAGATTAACGATTCCATCGTGGCAACCCGAAAGGTTGACCGAACTAAGCAATCGTGGGTATACAAGTCTATGAGCCAAGGAGATGCCACTATGACGATAACTTGCAGAAGTGTAAGCAAGACATTCTCATTGACTGTAGACAAGTCTTCTATCACATCAGAGGCAGAAACTCAGAACCTTGAGTTGTTCCTGACATCGCAGGGAAGGAGCAATCAAGACACAGACAAGGAAACATGGGAGAACAACGGAATTGCGGCTTCGTTCTCTGAAATGAACTACATAACCAACGGATGGGTAGTCGATAAGGACGGCAACACAGCCATGCGATTGAGCGGTGGAGCAGCAATGACCATTCCTTTGAAATTATTCTCTAAGGACATCAGACAGATTGGCAAGACCATAGAGATTGAGTTTGCTGTTCGCCAAGTTATAGACTATGAAGGTGTTGTTCTCTCTTGTCAGCAGGGCGGCATTGGTTTGCGATTGACCCCGAACACAATATCCTTAACCTCGGAGCAGTCCACACTGGAGACCAAGTACAAGGAGGATGAGCGAGTGCGTGTGTCCTTCGTGATTGAAAAGCGAGCCAACAACCGATTGATGCAGATTTATATCAACGGTATCAAATCGCAGTCACTGCAATACCCAGCCAATGACGGATTCGTTCAGCCATCACCAGTGGACATAACCGTAGTATCATCGACAGCCGCTATAGACATCTACAACATCAGGAGCTACTCTAACAACCTCAATGCACAGCAGCTACTGGATAACTATATTGCAGATATGGACGATATAGACAAGAAACTGGCTATTTTCAACCGTAATCAAGTCTATGATACATACGGCAATTTGAGTTATTCTAAGATGCTGGAGCAGATACCTTGCCTTATCATTACTGGCGAGTTATCGCAGTTTAAGGGAGACAAGAAAACTGTGAGCATTGAGTACGTTGACAAGAACCATCCAGAGAAGAGCTTTACTGCCGATGGTGTTGTTTTGAACGTTCAGGGTACATCTTCCCAGTACTACCCACGAAAGAACTATAAGGGGCAGTTTAAGAAGGGTTTCAATATGACGGATAGCGGAAAGCACGAGGATGCCTTTACGCTGGACGAGAATGCCGTTTTGCCTGCCGTTAACTTCTGCTGGAAGGCTGACTTCGCAGAATCAAGCGGAACACACAATACCGGTTTGGCTAACTATATCGGGTGGATGCTCAAGGAGGCGGGCATCTTGACTGAACCACAAAAGAAGAACGGTTTGATACGTACCACGGTGTACGGAGAGCCTTGCTTGATTTTCCATCGTGCTAGCGCAGGTGATACACCTCTGTTCATCGGTAAGTACAATTTCAACACCGACAAGAGCGCAGAGAACACATTCGGTTTTGCGGAGGGGGACGAATCGTGGGAGTTTCTGAACAACACCAGCGACCGCTCAAATTTCCGTTCAGCCGATTTCAGCGGTGACGGATGGAAGAACGATTTCGAGAGTCGTTATCCAGATGGAAACGAGGATATTTCCCATATGAGGGAAGTGTTCACCTGGGTGGTTTCATGCAAGGACAATATAGAGAAGTTCAAGGCAGAGTTCGCTGAGCATTTTGACAAGAAGACGATAATTTTCTACTACGTCATCACTTTGGTTTTCGGAATGGTTGACCAAAGAGCGAAGAACCAGTTCTTAACATTTTATGTTGGTGGAAAGTGGCTTTTTATCTTCTATGATAATGATACGGTCTTCGGTATCAATAACGAGGGCGCAATTCAGTTTAGCTACGATATAGAAATACATGACATTATCGGTAACTTGAATGTATGGAACGGTGCAAACTCCTTGCTTTGGGAGCTTGTGGAGCAGGCTTTTTCTTCCGACATCACGAAGATGTACCAAGACTTGCGTCAGAAGGGCATTCTAAGTTACGACAAGACTATAGAGTTCTGCAACACAAGACAGAGCGACAAGTGGTGCGAGAGCGTCTACAATGAGGACGGGTACTTCAAGTACGAATCGCCTTTGATTGACGGATATACGGACTATTCCACTGGAACTGCGCAGACCGTGAAGACTGGTGCGTTTCTCTATGCCCTCCAAGGTAGCCGAGACGCACACAGAAGATGGTGGCTTTACAACCGATTCAAGTACATGGATTCTAAGTTCCAGGCAGGCTCTTCATTGTCAGACTACATTACTTTCCGAACATACACACCGAGTGTATGGGCAGGTGTCGAGCCAAAGGCAGACATCACCATCGGTGCGTTCTCGGCAATGTATGGAACTATTCGCTGGGGTAGCGTGACCAAGAGTGAGAGAATGCGAGAGGGAGAAGTGAAGACTATCACTGCACCTGCTGGCATCAAGTTCAACGACACCGAAACCATCATCTACAATGCTTCTATGATTAAGACTATTGGCGACTTGTCGGCTCTATATGTTGGCACGGTTGATGTATCGAAGGCAACGAATATCATGGAGTTAATTATCGGTTCTTCCAAGGTAGGCTATCAGAATCGAAACTTCAGCGTTCTCTCGCTGGGCAACAATGCGAAGTTGCGCAAGCTGGACATTCAGAACTGTCCCAACTATACCACAAGCATTGACGTGAGCGGTTGCGAGAACATAGAGGAAGTGTATGCGAAGGGAACGAAGGCTACAGCCGTGAATCTTGCTGAGGGTGGTGTGCTTAGAATTTTGGAACTCCCAGCCACCATTACCAACTTGACTTTAAAGAACCAGCCAAAGCTTGGTACTGGTTTATCAGTAGATTCGTGGGCAAACGTAACCACGCTTGTTATAGAGAATTGTCCGAATATCGAGCCACTAGACATTGCCGAGAAAATCCTTTCCTCGGACAATACACTCGTATACGTAAGATTCACCAACATCAATGCACTGAAAGCCAATTTCGCGATACTCAACAAGCTGTCGAACATCAAGGGTGTCGGAGATAATGGGGAGTACACTTCAATCGCATATTTGAGCGGAAAATATACTGTGCTTAAAGCTACTGAGGAAGACATCGAGAGAATGAAGAGCATTTTCCCTCATTTGACAATCACAGCAAGAACCGTACTGAAAACAATATTCGCCACCTTCAACGTGGTAAGCCAGTACGGAGCAATAAAAGGAGCGACCGTGGAAATCAATGGCTTGACATACGACCTTTCTTCGGGAACGGTAAAAGTGCCATTGGCAGAAGGAGAACGCTACGATTACGTTATCCGATATAGTGGAGGCGAAGATAGAGGAACCATTCAGTCTAGTTCGGACGAGACAATATCAAAGACTTACAATATTGAATTTGACATAATGACGATGAAGCCAGAGCCTAATGGAAAGATGCAAGTTTTGTTGGCTGGTAACTCTGTGTCTATAACTGCTTCAGGTGGTTCTGTCAATATAGATTGGGGAGATGGAAGTACAAGTAATGAAGGCTCGCACACTTATACGGATGGTAATGCTTTACATAATGTATCTTTGGATTCCGTCGAAGAAAAAAATACACATGTATCTTTTTCAGAAGGAAGCATTGTAGCCTTTTGGACGGTTGGAAATACAATGATAGGTCCAGAAAATCTAAAGCGCCAAACAGCATTGGAGTATGTAAGTGAAGACGTATGTTTCAATTCATCATATTTATCAGGCTTCTTTTATTATTGTCATAAGCTAAAGGAAATACCAAAATCCGTTTTTATCTCAAATGGGAATTCTACTAATCTCAGTGAGTATAACGGTAAAGGTATTTTTCAAGGCTGCTATTCGCTCAAGTCTATTCCTGCTGGATTGTTTGATAATTTTAAAAATGTACAAACTGCCGTCTCTGCTTTTGAACAATGTAGCACCATAGAGAGAGTTCCACGTGGATTGTTCGACAAGATGGAAAAACTATATAAAATTGATAATGATGATTATTACTATGCTAAATATTATGGAATTTTCTCGAGGTGCAGATCCTTAAAAGAAGTTCCATTTGACATCTTCGACAAAAATCCTATAATTAACTTTGACGGAACATTCGCAGAGACTAAATTGACTGTTGGTTTACTACCAGTCAGCTTAAAGAGTCCAGGTGCAAGTCATAATTATGTTTACTATAATTGTCCGATAGAAAAAATCATAGGAAGAACAGAGACACCAGCAACAATAGGTTCATACTGCATTCCTTCTAGTGTGTTGAAGATTTACGTCCCAGATTCCGCAATTGACACATATAAGACGGCAACGAACTGGAGTGCCCACAAAGACAAGATTGTCGGTTGGAGCGAGTTGACGGACGAGGAGAGACAGAAGTATGGATTAACAATATAAACGATTAGGATATGAAGATAGACAAAGACAACGACAAGCACATCATCGCTGATGATGGCAAGACGTTCGAGCGCATCGCAGATGGCACGAGCTATGGAAAAGAGATTTATCTAGGGTATTCGTATTTCATTGGTGGGGAGAAGTTGGACGTTCCCCACCTTGACACGCCCGAGGACTTCCGAGAGGTTGACGAGCCAAAGGAAGATGAACAAAAAGAGAACAGAGATGAATGAAATGGAGAATAGGCTATGAAGGATTGGACTGGAAATAGAAAGAGTACGTTCGTAACCTTGGGAGCATCCAACCACACGGACAAGAAGCGTGAGAGCAATGACTTTTACGCTACAGATCCTATAGCTATCGACAAACTAGTGAAAGCTATACATCTTCCTCATAAGATTTGGGAGTGTGCTTGTGGTACTGGGTGTTTATCTGACAGATTGAAAGACTTTGGGCATGATGTTATCTCCACTGACCTTGTGGATAGAGGCTATGGGGGGGCAAGCGATTTCTTGGTAACCACCGAACTGCCGAACGATTGTGCTTGCATCCTTACCAATCCGCCATACAAGTTTGCTCTGGATTTCATCAAGCACAGTTTGGAACTCCTTCCTGATGAAGGTCTTTGTGTCATGTTCTTGAAGACTACTTTTCTAGAAGGACAAAAGAGGTATGATGAGCTATTTAGCAAGCATCCACCTCAGTACGTTCTTCAATTCTCCCGAAGAGTGCTTTGCGCCAAGAACGGAGAGTTTCAGAGGATGAAGGACGGAGGAGGCAGCGCTGTAAGCTATGCTTGGTTCGTTTGGAAGAAAGGTTATCATGGTGATACTGTCATCAAGTGGATATAATATAATAAGGTGTAGATTTCGACTTTACTTTCTCTTTCATTTTCTTATGGAAGGGATTGAGTAACATGAAAAAGAAGGGGCGTTGAACCCCTTCTTTCTTCATTTTGCTTATCATAATATGTTAGATAAAATACCATTTAAACCCCTTCAAATGTCGTTTAAATGCTTTTTTAATTCACATTTCGTTTTTGCAAGATAGCTCTTTTCGTTTTGCCGTGATTATGTCGGTATGACACTAACCTGGTTGGTTCAAATTCCCCAGAACGCCCCGTTTCTGCCGTTTTCGGGGTCTTCATTGATGACCGGCGTCTGCCATCATTTATAACCCGTGTTGGTCTTAATAGAAGACTCGAGCGAGGCACAAAAGACTGTTCTTTCGATTGCCGGTGCAAAGATACGAAGATTTCTGGTATCTAACAAATTTAGGCATGTGATAAGGAGCGATTTTCAGCAGCTTACGATTTGAAACTTAGTAAAGAGAAATAACTATATGTTTCATGGGACGCATCTCTATGTTTTGCGGTGTAGAAAACTATGTTTTGCGCTATAAACCAGTATATTACAAAGTAATAACCGATTACGTGGAACGTATTCAGTATTCAGTATTCAGTTTTTTTCGCTGTTGTTACCACTCTCTGTATAGATA